GCGTTCCTGTGCGAGCTGCGGAAGCGCGGCAAGAACGGCTCACCGGGCCTGGTGTACCTGGACTGGGGCGCCGATCTGAATATGGCGTCGCCGACACTCGCGGAGTCGATCGCGGATCGGGACCTGTGGTACCGGACGAACCCCGCATTGGGGATCCGCATCTCCGAGACGTTCGTCCAGAAGGAGCTCGACGCGCTTCCGCCCGAGGAGTTCGCTCGGGAACGGCTCGGGGTGTGGCCGGCCGCGGCGGGCGGATCAGTGATCGACCCCGAGCAGTGGGGCCGTTTGGCGGATCTCGACTCCGGGATCGATGGGGCGATGGCGCTGTCGGTCGATATCACTCCCTCACGGGACTATGCGTCGGTCGCGGCCTACGGGGTTCGTGCTGACGGCCTGGGGCACATGGAGATCGTCGAGCACCTCCCGGGAACGGACTGGGTGATCCGGCGGCTGGTTGCGCTCAGGGACCGGTGGAAGCCGGTCGCGATCGCCCTGGATGTGAAGGGCCCGGCCGGTTCGCTTCTGGTGGAGCTCGAAAAGCACGGATTCCGCAAGCCTGAGGACCCCGAGAGCCCGAAGTTCGGAGATCTGCTGATTCTCACGTCTGCGGAGGTGGCGGCGTCGTGCGGGCAGATGATCGACGCGGTCACGCAGGCGACCATGCGGCATATCGACCAGCCGCAGTTGAACACCGCGGTCGCCGGTGCCAAGACCCGGCCTCTTGGCGAAGCGTGGGGTTGGGGCCGGAAGGTCTCTGGGATTGACATTTCGCCGCTGGTGGCGGGGTCGCATGCGCGGTTTGCCTGGGAGGCGCGGGCGCATTTGGTGACGGATGCCGAGTATGACGTGTTGGAGAGCATTTTCTGATGGGAGAGCGTGTTGCCTAACCTCTTCCAGAGGCTGTTCGGGCGTGGTGAGCAGCGGGCGTTGACGCCGGAGTCGATGTCGTTCCCGTCGGCGCCGCTTGCTGATCCGACGGCGTTGAGTGTTGATGGGGCGCTGCGTCTGGCGCCGGTGTTCGCGGCTGGGCGGTTGTTGGCGTCGGCGGTGTCGACGTTGCCGTTGCAGCGGTACCGGAAGGTCGGAAACCGTCGAGAGAAGCTCCCGAACGCTGGTTTCTTCGAGAATCCGGCGATGGTTGGGACTTATCGGGACTGGATTTTCAAGGCCGTGACTTCCCTGGCGTACCAGGGGAACGCGGTGGGTCTGGTGCTTGAGCGGGACGACCTTGAGTATGCGACGAAGATCGAGTGGCTGAATCCTGCGGATGTGCGGGTGGATGATTCGATGCCGGTCGGGAAGGTCGGTTCGCCGACGGACCCGGTGTGGCATTGGCGGGATGTGCGCCTGCCCAGCGAAGACGTTCTGCATATCCCGTGGTTCACGCTCCCGGGAAGGGTGTGGGGGCTGTCTGCGGTCGCGGCGTTCGCGGTGACTACCTCGACTGGGCTTGCGGCACAAAGGTTCGCGGACGACTGGTACAAGTCCGGTGGGGTCCCGCCGGGCCGGTTCAAGAACACGAACCAGACGATCACTCAGGCCCAGGCGACGGCCATCAAACAGCGGCTGGTTGCGTCGATCCGGTCCCACGAGCCGCTCGTGTACGGGTCTGACTGGGACTACGAGGCGATCACGGTCAACCCGGCGGATGCGGCGTTCGTGGAGACCGCCCGGTTGACGGCGACGCAGATCGCCGCGATCTACGGCGTCCCGCCCGAGTTCATCGGCGGCGAGACGGGCGGCACGTACACGTACTCGTCACCCGAGCAGCGGCAGATCGAGTTCGTCCAGTTCGCGCTCCTGCCGTGGCTGGTGACCCTGGAGCAGCCGTTCTCGCGGCTCCTGCCGAAGAACCAGTACGTGAAGTTCAACGCGGACGCGTTCGTGCGGGTCGATATCGGCACCCGGTACAAGAACTACCTGACGGCCCGCCAGATGGGCAAGAACTCGATCGACGAGATCCGAGCCTGGGAAGACGAGGCGCCCCTGCCTGGCGGGCAGGGCCAGGACTACACGCCGCTGCAGCAGTTGGCGAAACCTGCTGCGGCAGCGAAGGAGACGGAATGAGCAAGCGTGACCGCCTGAACGGGGCCCCGGAGCGGCGCCACGTTGCCGTGAGCGAGTTCGAGTTCCGTGAGGCCGGGGATTCCCTCGCGCTCACGGGGTACGCGTCGGTGTTCGACGAGCCTTATGAGGTGTACGGGGGCCCGCCCGCGGGGTGGATGGAGATCGTCGACCGGCGGGCGTTCGACAAGACGCTCCGTTCGAAACCGGACGTGCACCTGCTCATCAACCACGAGGGTATGCCGCTCGCCAGGACGAAGTCGGGGACGCTCAAGCTTTCCACGGATTCGAAGGGCCTCATGGTCGAAGCGGACCTGGACCGGCGTGACCCGGACGTGCAGCGCCTCGAAACGAAGATGAACCGCGGCGACATGGACCAGATGTCGTTCGCGTTCCGTGTCATCCGGCAGGAATGGAACGAGGACGAGTCGGAGCGCCGCATGGTCGAGGTGTCGATCGACCGCGGCGATGTCTCGGTTGTGAACTTCGGTGCGAACCCCGCGACCTCCTCAAGTCTGCGCAGTCTCCTGTCGGTCCTCGAATCCGACGATGCACTGGCTGAGGCCCGCTCGATCGGCATGCACGACCTCGTCGAGGCGCAGAAAGCTCTCGGGAAGCTCGTCCGTGCGTCGAGGCCCCGCCCTGCGATGTCGGTGGCCGCCGCTGAGCGGCTCCTCGACGACTACTAGACCTCCCGCACCACGCGGGCCAGCAAGAACCGGTACACGCGCCGGACACACCTCACCGCACGCCGCACACACCTTGGTCGTGTGCACCTGCGTTGACGCCGTGCCCACCCGACGACCGGACACACGAAACCACTCTCACCAAGGAAGAGGTGTGTCCAAATGGTGGACAACAACGAGACGATGACGCGCAGCGTCACCGTCATCGATGAGCGGCTCCAGCGGCTCATCAAGCGGCGCGAAGCCGCCGCCGGGGAGCGGGAGACGCTCCTCGCGCAGCGGTCGGCGATCATCGACCTGGCGAAGGAAGAGGCCCGCGAGGACCTCTCCGCCGACGAGGAGACCGAGTTCGGGTCCCTCACCGAGCAGATCAAGTCCAAGGACAGCGAACTCCGCTCCTACGACGAGCGCATCACCGAGCTCTCCGACGAGATGGACCGCGACCGGCAGCTCACCGCCGGCGCCCTGGCCGTCCGCCAGGCCCGCGCCCGCGCCTCGGTTGCGAACGAAGCCCGCGTCTACGACCAGGGCAACGGCCGCTCCTACCTCCAGGACCTCGCCCGCGTCCAGCTGAACATGGACGGCTCCGGGGACTCCATCGAGCGCCTCCGCCGGCACGCGCAGGAGGTCGCGACCGACAAGGAGTACCGCGACCTCAACCGCACCGACGGCAACGGCGGCTACTTCGTGCCGCCGCTGTGGCTCATGTCCCAGTGGGTCGAGCTCGCTCGTGCGGGCCGCGCGACCGCGAACGTCGTCACCTCGCAGGCCCTGCCCGCGGGCACGGACTCGATCAACGTCCCGAAGGTCGCCACCGGCACCTCGACGGCGATCCAGACCGCCGACAACGGTGCTGTCTCCGAAACGGACCTGACCGACACGTCCGTGACGGCCCCGGTGCGGACCATCGCGGGTCAGCAGGACGTCGCGATCCAGCTGCTCGACCAGTCGCCCGTCAGTTTCGATGAGGTCGTGTTCCGCGACCTGGTCGCCGACTACGCGACCAAGCTCGACCTCCAGGTCATCTCCGGTTCGGGCTCCTCGGGTCAGGTGACCGGTATCCGGTCGACCTCCAGCATCGAGACCGTCACCGCCGGCACCGCGACCGTCGTCAGCGTGTACGGGAAGATCGCGGACGCCGTGCAGCGTGTCCACACGCTGCGGTTCATGCCGCCGACGGTCATCGTCATGCACCCGCGCCGTTGGGCGTGGTTCCTGGCCGCGGTCGACGGCAACGACCGGCCCCTGGTGGTCCCGTCGGCGGGCAACCCGCAGAACTCGATGGCGACCCTGGGTGTCGTCGGCGCGGAGCAGGTCGTCGGGCAGATGCACGGCCTCCCGGTCGTCACCGACCCGAACCTGCCCACCACGCTCGGCACCGGCACCAACGAGGACGTCATCCTCGTGATGCGCGCCTCCGACCTGCTCCTGTACGAGTCGGGCATCCGCACCCGCGTCCTCCCGGACGTCGGGTCGGGCACCCTGACCGTGCGCCTGCAGGTGTACGGCTACCTCGCGTTCACCGCGGCCCGCTACCCGAAGTCCGTCGTGGAGATCGGCGGCGCCGGTCTCGTCGCGCCGACGTTCGGTTAGCTGATGCGGGTCGTCGGCCTCCTGTCGTGGTATGAGGAGCCCGCGTCGTGGCTCGCCGCTACGGTGGCGGCCCTGGCGCGGCTCTGCGATCACGTGATCGCGGTCGACGGCCCGTACGCGCAGTTCCCCGGGGCGTTGCGGAAGCCCGCATCTGGGAGCGAGCAGGCGGATGTCATAGCGCACACTGCCGCGGGTGCGGGGATCGGTTGCACGATTCACACACCCCGGTCCCCTTGGTGGGGCGGTGAGGTGGAGAAGCGGGACTGGATGTTCCGTGCCGCGGAGCTCGTCACGACCGAATCCGATTGGCTGCTGGTGGTCGACGCCGACGAGGTGCTCACCGACGTCCCGCCCGACACGAAGCGTCTCCTGGCAGCGTCTGCGAACGATGTCGCTGAGGTGCGGATCTGGGACCGGGACGGCTCTGAGGTGCTCGACAGGAGGCTCCTGCGGGCGCAGCGGGGCATTCGCGTGGAGGGCGCGCACTACGTGTGGACGAGCCCCCGAGGGGTGCTGCGAGGCAACACGACACAGGATCTCGCTCCCGCGGAGCCGCTGTGGGACGTGCGGATGGAGCACCGGTACCGGCACCGGGACGAGGACCGTCAGGCCGCGAAACGCTCCTACTACGCGCGCCTACCCGATATCGAGCAGGTGAGGACATGACCAGAGACATCGAAGGCGACTACCGCCGGGCGTACATCCATGAGTTCGAGGCGTACACCGCCGCGGGCCGGACGAAGGACGCCGCGGCGATCGCGAAGCTTCTGAAGGACCACTACGGGCATGACGTCGGCAGCACTGGGAGGGAGCGCGCTGATGAGGCGGCCCCTGAGCGGGCTGTCGAGGACGCCCCGAAGAAGCGCACCGGCGGCCGTCCGAAGCTGCCGCGTGACGCTGACGGCAACATCGTCCGCTAGGAGGCTGCCGTGATCGACCTGGGCGACGTCTACCGG